ACGAATACTGGTGGTGTAAAAGCTGGTACTATTTTTATGACAAAGAGTAGTGGTTCATATACTATTACAGATAGTAATGACCCAACTATATTAAACTGGAGACATGCTAAAATTAATCAAAATTCAGGCACTGAACTATATGTTTCAAGTGCATCACAATTTTCAGGGAGGATAACACTAGACTAATGGCCGATAAAGCAAACGTAACAGGTATAATTGTACAACCCGGTGGCACTGTATTAGTAGGTAGAGAAAGTACAGTAGCAGATGATGGAATAGCAGGTATAAATATGAGGGGTTATATTTCATGTTCTTATGTTAGAACTGCTAACGATTCGAGCGCTAACTTTCATGCAAATAATAGTGGTAGTAATGTAAGTAGTTCAAAAGAAAGTTACTGTAAAACTACGGGATATAACTCAAATGATTATAATTTACAAATATACGATGGTTGTATAGATACTGCGGGTGTGATTAAATTTATAATAGCACATTCAGCAGCTGATAAAAAAGTTATGTTAGCTGATGCCGGTTTATCAGATGTATCTTTTGATACAGGTACTACTTCTATTTTAGACAGTACCTTAAGTACTCCTAGTGCTATAACTATAGGTAAAAACGGAAGTGCTGCAAATACAGTAGTAGATGTATCAGGTAGTAATCATACTATTAGATGCGGCCAAGGTTTGAATTTTTATAATGGTGGTACTCTTTTAGCAAGAGCTTCGACTTTATATTTAGGAACAACCTCAAGTTCACCATATGCTGGAGAAAACTCCAGTAGATGGGGCATTAATTTAAGTGTTGGTAAAATAGGCGGTGCTTCTACAAGTGCAGCACCTACAGGGACATGGTATGTAAGTAGTATAAAAAGCACTACAAGTAGTAATACATTAAGATTCACAACAGGTACATGTACAATAACAGGTAAAAACACTTCTTCCAATAGATTCTTTGAAATAACAGATGGTAATATATACCACAGTGATGGCACTTTAACAATAGATTCGGGTGTAGCAGCAGAGATGCAGTGGGATGCAGCAAGCACTGACCAAGATAATGGTCCTTATAATTTTATAATTAATGATGCTAGTTGTACTGCAAGAATAAGAAGTCCCCTCGAAATATTGAATGATTTAGACGTTACAACAGGAACATTTAACACTCATTCTAACGACGGTGGTGCAGATAAAGACCTTACAGTAGCAGGAGCAGTGCACATACACAGTGGAGGAACTTTAACATGTAATACATCTGCAGTGTCAGCATATAGTATGACTGTAGAAAGCTCAGGGACATTAAACGCAACAAGTGGAACTACTACTATAACTGGTGGAGGTTCTCCAAATTATCTTGGTGTATCTATAAAAAATGGTGCTACTTTTGATAATAATGATGGAACTTTCCAAATTGATTCTAGCTCAGAATCGTGGCTTCACAGAAATGTAGACAATTTAGACCTTGTTTTTCATCATTTAATAATTAATGGTGCTAATGTTTATATACAAAAGGGTGATATTCATTGTGAAGGAGACCTTACAATTAATGCTGGTAAAGCATTAACTCCTTATAATAATCATAATAATCTTACAGTAGATGGTGACGTTATTCTTAGTGGAACATTAGGAAAAACACAATGGGGATTAAATGAACCTACGAGAGCAGCTTGTACGTTTGGAAGTCTTACAATTAATAGTGGTGGCACATACATTGCAACACAGAATACTACTACTATTACTTCTAAAACGGCTTCTGCGGCACGAGCTTTAGATTTTGCAGGAACTTTTACTCATAATAACGGAACAGTAAAGTTAGCATTACCATCTACAGATTGGTCAAATGTATATCCTAATAGCGCACATTTTTATAATTTTATTATAGATACAGGTTCAATAGAGGGATATTATTTCAATGACCCGTTAATAGTATTAAATAACTTAGATATTCAAGATGGAACTATTTATGCTAATAGTGCAAGTTCAAACGATGGAGACATAACAGTTTACGGATTAACGACAGTAGGAACTGGTGCCGATGCTGCAAAGTTAGAGAACGTAGCAAGAACAGTTACACTTCACGGAGGTATTACAGTTGGTGCTAATGGAACCTTTGAAACAGGAACGGGAACTAATAACGTAGGTGGAATAAGAAATTTAGGAGGAACAATATCATGAGTACAATTAACATAATAGGCACGGGCGGAATAATAGAAGGAAACTTAGGAGCACAAAACGTTAATGTAAATCTTGAACCAGCACTTCAATTTGGATTAGATGCAAGTGGAGATATAGGGGCAGTTCATAAGATTACT